GCCACAAGTGCGGCTGATGTTCCGGTGGTAACAACGGTTGACGCTGCGGCCATGACTTCTTTTAATGCAATTTCAGTATTAACGGCGTTAAATAACCCGCCTGCATCGGCGATATTTACATCAACTGCAGCAGCGGTTTTTAATTGCCATGCTGTACTATTCCATACCTTCATTCGATTTATTGCTGTATGGAAAAACAACGCGCCAGTAAGTAGCGCATTACCATCGTTATCGAGAGTGGGTTCAGCGGCCTTTTGACCTAAATATCTATCATCAAAATTGTCATAACTGGTTGCTGCATTAGTTTCTGATGTAAGGGCTGCGGCTGCTGATGCGCTTGCAGCAATTGCGGCGGTTGACGCTGCAACAACATCAACTAATAAGTCCCAGTTAGCGGTATCAACCAGTAACGTTCCAGTTGATGTGTGAGTGGTTTTACATATATAAATGTTATTCAACCCTAAAGAACCAGCAGCGTCCTTTACAGTGTCTCGTACTGTGTAATTTGTTCCTGCTGCGTTGGCGTGGCTCCCTTGGTAATTCCCGATGTAAGTTGACGCTATTATGTCGCCATTCGCGTCGAATGATACTATTTTATTCGCCCGGGCTGCTGCATTTAGATTTATGTCAACTATGCCCGGGCAGTTTATAATTTTTAAAGCCTGATCCATGTCTGTAGTAACGCTGACAAGACCAGCTTCGATACCGGCAAAGTTTGTATTTATATCTTCAGCCCTTGCTAGTACTCCGGGTATTAATTGAAGCGTAAAATCCCAATGTGGATTAGGCATGTTATCTCACCAATTTTCTAATAATGTAATGATAAGTAATGCCATATAATGTATATGGCTCTTCATATGTTCCTACCGATGATATCTGTAATGCAATGTTTCGTCCAACTCCAGATATGCCGCTTTCAATTCTTGTAACATCATCTGATGCCCATACGAACTGATTCCAGTTAACCGTATTCCATAAACTACCGCCAGCTGTTAATGTTTTAATAGTGGTTATTCCAGCTGGTGATCTGCCCGAGCTGTAATCAAGTAAAACATTGTATTTTATTTCTGTACCGTTAGATCCGTTTGCTTCTATAATTACTTTTTTAAATTGCTTATCGTATGATGGCGATCCTAAATTAGAATAGGTTAACTGCAAAGTAGCCGAAACTGGGCCACCATCAAATGATGTTCCGCTGTCCATTTTGTAAACGTATCCATCATCTGCGCCAAAATATAAAACTTCTTTACCCGTCGAATCTTCACCATTCGATGTACATTGAACAATTATTGATGATCCGGCACTGCTTATATAGTTAAGTGTAGTAAAACCAGACAGTTTATTGTTATTAAATCCTGCAATTATTCCCGTTCCATCCGAGAAAAATACTCTAATCTGACTTTTAGATTTTACAATTATCGATGATATGGCTAATGATTTTTTTTGCTCTACTAATGGCTCGATTAACTGGCTATAAGTTGAGGTGTTGAAGTCGCCAAAATCCAAGACAGCCTTGATATCCATAAATCCACGATCATCAAGGTATTTTGTTGATCCAAGTCGTTGTAATGTCCATTCAATTCCACCAGCTTCCTCTGATAATATTTTTAAGTCCCACGGCAAAGCGACCGTATTTTTACCATGCAGGGCAAAGGTTCTATTCCTGCAAATTATAATTAATGCGCCGCCGACTTCCTTTTTAAGGCCGACAATATCATCACCTGTTCCCACTTCTGCCGCACCACCACCAGCCCAGACATAAGGTGTTCCGGTGGCTGAATTCTGTAATGACCCATTACTGAAAGAAAGCTGTAGATGATATTCATTGATAGCTAAGTGGCTTGGTGTGTCGGTAGTATTGCCGGTCAGAATTGGAACAAAAACGGTTCCATCCCACTCGAAAGCCTCGCTAACACCGTTAACGCCGTACATTCTCCGGGTGAATGTTGATGCGAAAAAATTATAGTTCTCAAACTCGTAACGGCCACCAGCTGCCATTGTATTTGCTATCTCAGCCGAATCTATTGGTACAGCTCCAGCGGTGCTACCAGTCGTAGCCTCGGCTTGGAATGGCCCAGCAGTAACAGCCCCGATAATAAAGTATCCCTTGGCATCTGTGCCCCAAGCCCCTGATTGTAATACAACTCTTGAAATTGCCGCCGATGCACCCGAAGTTGTCCCGGTGATTGTTTCACCTTCGACGTATGCTACTCCAGCACCAGCATCTGTGAATGGGATTCTATTACCCAGTGATTGCAGCACCCACCCGGTCAAGGTTGATTTCCACATTAAACATTGTGTCGCGCCTGAATTGTCACGGAAAGCGTATTCTGAACCGTTGTAAGTTTGAATTCCTCTGACTGGCCCAGATCCGTTTGCAGCCCCAACCTTGAGTATTTTTAACCTCTGAGTTTCGATGGCATCCCGTAAATAGATGGTGTCATTGGCTGGTGTTGATGCTGCGCGTTTTGTGGCTAAGCCATCTGCTATACATTTTGTTGCTGCTGATACCTGTAAATCCTCGTTATCAGTAAATGATCCGGTTACATTGGTTAAAACTAGTAACCCGGTAGCCACAGTACCAACTTGGTTTATCAAAGCTTCGCCGGTATTGCCCGATGTTAACCCGGTTACAATATCACCTTCTGATATTGCAGCTGTTCCACCATCATAATTTAGTATCCAATAACTGGCTACTGATGATAGTGGTTGACCGTCATACCGCTCAAACCCTTGTATTCTGCGATAACCTTCTCTTGGGAGTGGGTCAAAATTTGTGGCAATAATGCCTTGGCCTTCTGGGATTGTTAGTGGTGCATCCACTAAGTTAAGGCCGCCTTTTAAAGAAAAGGTTTTCGTTCTTGTGTTGTTAGTTGGCTTTCTGGCTAATTGTGATCGACGCATTATGCAAGTGGTTCTCTATCCTCGCTCATGGTCGGTAATTGTTCTTGTTCCAACCGATTAAGCAAGATATCAAAATTTGTTTCAGCCTGATCAAGCACTTCTGGTGAGTTTCCAGAGCTGGCGTAATTTTTAAGTGCTTGCCACACAATAATCATGTGAAAGTCGTCGGGTAAACCTGTGGGTACATCAGCATCAGCAGTTAGAAATTGTGTTGATCGTTTATATTCGCCGCTAATGGTATAGATTTTATCGGGTTTTGGCTCCATCCTGATTGTATTGTTTGGTAGCATGGTTATATATTGAGTTCTGTTTGCCGGTCTAATATTCATTTGTGCCCGGTAGACATTACGCCAATAAGAATATGTTAAATAAATTAATTTCTTTTCGTCAGTTTCACCAATACTTTTATCAAATAATAAGAATGATTCTAAGTCCCAAAGCTTTAAATCGATTATTGAAAAATCCCCGGCGACATAATCACGTTGATCGATGATCGTGTCAAAGGTAAATTCCTTATTCATAAACAGCCAGTTAGGCCGTTTATTTTGAATATCAATCCATGCTTGCTGAACCCAGTTAACAATACTCTTTAATTGCCCTGTTTGACTGGCTGTGGTTGTTGGGCCACTACCAGAAATATCTGCTTCCTCGCGAACTCTTATGCAAAGTTGCAGATAATTCACTAAATAGTTCCAGCTACGATTTGAAACGGATATGTTGGCACTGGTGCATGTATCAGTTCGCCATCTTGTTCCTGCGTTACAATATCCTGCACTGCATTTCGTAGAACTTCTACAATGGCGGGTGAAACATCAACATTTATACCTCGGGGAACAGTGGTGCCAACCCCATTTACACCAAGAAAGACGGGTTCACTTCCATTCTTGCCGGGAGCAGTAGCGATATTAATCGTTATTTTTTTCTCGGCTATTTTCTTGATCGAACCTGTTTTTGCCTCACCGGCTTCTGATTCTGGCATATCAAGGTTGTTATCTCGGCAATGCTCAAATATTTTGGCACGCATTGTTTCAACGCCCATTGTCATTGGTAACGACAGTTCATAAATTTCTTTTGCGTGCTTTTTTAGTTCAAATTTATCAGCGGTTGCTAAGTTAAATTTAGTATCGGTCATTTTAAAAGTTTCCTTCGTTTAGTCTCAGCTGAGACTATTAGTGGATGAGCCACACGGGATTATCCTGTTTCACAACAGTGTTAAGTGGGTAGGGCTGCCCAAATATAAGCCCTACCCAAATTCATTAAACGGTTAATGCTTCTGCTACGGATGGTGGGCATACTGCGATATCATAGAATGATGTTACCCGACCAGTAATACCGGTTAAATCGCCGATAGTTCCAGAACCCAGTTTAAACGCAGCTACACCAACACTTGCTGTTGGAGTCTGCACAATTTTGATCATTCCAAAAGGGGCGAATCCAGGGGGGCAAGATAAATTATAATT